AAGGTACTAAAATTGGATCCTATTAAATTAGCCAATGCTAAACTCAATATTACGCAAAGTCGTAAAGGCAATAATTTTAAGTTTGAACAACCAGCACCAGGAATACACGTATACGATAATGTTTGGCTAGATGGTTTTAACTATATTAAAAAATTAGATAATGATGGAAAGTTTGTTAGAGAAGACTATATTTATGATTCAGATGGAAAAGATATTCCAAAAGAAGTTGGTAAAAAAGGTGTTAGTACTTGGATAACATTTAAAGAGCCAGATCAAGATTTAGAATTATGTGAAATTTTTGAAGAAATTGTAGACTCATATTTGTGGCACTATGACCTAGATCCACAAAGCAGAGAGTATTGGAGAATAAGTAAGTATACTGAAGGAGATTATTTTGGTATGCACCCAGATGATTCATACGGAACGCCAAGAACTGTTGCAATGGTATATTATCCAAACGATGATTATGAAGGCGGAGAGTTAGAGTTTATTAATTTTAAAGTTAAGATCAAGCCAAAAGCAAATCAGTTATTTATATTTCCTGCATCATACATATATGAGCATAAGATACATGATATTGGTCCAGGTAATCCAAGGTATACAATTGTTACTTTCTTTTCTAACATTACACAAAAAGAATTAGATACAAGATTAAAAAAGATTCCTTTTCCTTATCAAGCAAATCTTCAGTATATGAAAGACTTCAATAAGGATTATCACACAAAATGAACACGTTTGCAGACGTGCTAGGCAATGACGTTAGTTTAATAAAAACTAAAGAAAATTTTATGGATATTGAAGACTATGACAAAATGTTAAAATTTTTAGATTCAGTATCAGCATCAGAGCCACAAGAAGGACAGCATATTCAAGAAGAAATAGATAAGATTATCCCTTCAGAAATTATTGAAATACAAAATAAATATAATAAAAAAATAATTGAGACTGCAACAGAATTGTATGGTATGGAATTTGTTGATGATAACGTACACATGCTTGCAGCAACAATCGCTACACCTGGAGCAATAACTCCTGTGCATACTGATATTATTGAAGGTTTAGATAGACAAAAACCTAAAGAGGAAGAGTTGTTTGATTGGAAAAATGCTTGGGATGGATATCTTTCTTGTAATATTTATATTAATGATGATTACTCTGGAGGACAGGTTTACTTTCCAGAAAGAAATTATGAGTTTAAACCAAAAGCAAACTCTTTAGTTATGTGGGCTGGAAATAAAAACTTTATTCATGGTGTTAAAGATCCAATAGACGGAAATAGATACAACGTTTATAGATCTATAAAATTTAAAGATTTTGATAAATATAATTCTATTGCTTAATAAAATCACTAACGACTAACATAATTTTTGCGTATGGTCTTATTTCTTTAAGTTTTTCATTTTTTGCTATCTTATCTACCCAATCAGTTATAAATAACTCTTCATTTGCAGTCATGTCGCAACACAAAGTTACTTTTTTATTTTTATTATTTGTAAATTTAAATTTAGTATCTAATAGTTCTATTATTTCGTCAAGTCTGTGCTGCCAAATTGGTATTACTAAAGGCGTATCCTGATCTTTAAAATATTCAATTGTTTTTTCTGGATATTCCATGTTACATGATATATAAAAATCTCCATTAGTTATACCACTAGCCACAAAAGCAGTGATGTGAGAACTTGGTCCAGGGTAAATTGTGTATTTTAAATCTTCTTCTATGCAAGCCTGAATAAATTGATTTCCTGGATCTGCAATACCAACTTGTCCTTCTCCAGCAACAAGCAAAACTGTTTCACCATTTTTAATAAGATCAACCACTTCTTTAACTTGATACTCATCTGCAAACATAGTGTTAGTACTTTTTAATATTCTTATATCATAACTTTCTGGCAACATTCCAAAAAACTCTAAAGCATAGTATAAATTATCTGGCATGTAGTCAGTGTATATAACATCACTTTCTTTTATGGCTTCAACCATCTTGTAACTCATATCTTCAGGGTGCCCAAGGTGCATTGATCCTACTATTAACATGCCAGACATTTTATTAATTCCTTTTCTATTTATCTAATATTACTTGTGGATCTAAATCTTTACCAGCAGACCAACGAATATTATCTCTCATTTCAAAATGTAAGTGTGGGCCAGAAGAGTTTCCTGTGTTTCCACTTAATCCTATTTGTTGTCCTTTAGTTACTTTATCTCCTGCTTTTACATCTAGTTTAGAAAGATGTGCATAGATTACCCATCCGCCTTCAACTTTTTGTACTGCTTGAGTTCCATATGATTTTCCCCAGTTTGCTGGTTCAATTTTTCCATCTGCAACTGCAATTACTGGTGTACCTGTCTTAACTGCAAAGTCGACCCCAGTATGATACCCTTTTGACCACATCTTGCCTAACTTTTTGTAAGCGGTAGTAATCTTTCCATCTTTGATTGGTAATCCCATTATAATATCATTCCTTTGAATTGTCTTATTTCAGAAACAATGTCTGTTGATCCATTGTGATAAACCATACACGAAATTGGTGTGCTTGGATTAGCATTAAAGTACCATGAAAGTGTAAACTGTACAGATTCAATGTCGGCAGGAATAGCGTATGTATTTGTTCCAGTGGTATCGTTTTTACCTTTATAGTCTCTTGAGTAATTCATTTTTACATATGTTGGTCTACCTGTTTTAGGTAGAGTCAAGTGTAGTTGTGCTTCCCAAAAGCATTTACCTTCTTGCGTTGGAACAATTGCATCTTTTCCATTAAGAACCATAGGCTGCCATTTTTTAGGCTTAAATGATTGCTTTACCTTGTCATCTTTTTCTTGAATATACATTCCCATTTATTGTCTCTTCCTGGATAGCGTACTATCCAATACAATTATATCCTAGTTTTACCATTTAAAATTACAGCATTGGCATGCATGTGTAAATTGTAACTCTTGGTAAATTTCTGGACTTATACATCTGTTGCAAAAATTAGATATGTCAACTTTTGATGTTTCTCCAGATTGTGGATCACTTTGATATGCTACGTTTTCAGTAACTACTATAGATCCTCTTTCTGCTGACTGTTTAACATGCCAAACATAATTTCCAAAATCTCTAACTACGAAATCTCTTCTTGCTTGACCGTCATTGTTTTCATACCATTCGCTGATATGTGCTACTCCTTGTTCAAATGACATAGAGTACCTTTCTCTTAGGATTTAAGTATACCACAATGCGATATAATCTATATATGCATAGAGGTCCAGCCCTTTTATATTTAATATACCACAAAAAATTCGGGGCATTTAAGGTAGGAATAAACGACATAGGTAATACTAGATACCCTACCCATAGATCAAATGGTTGGAAAATAGTCGAGTATTGGTATTTTGATAGCATAATGATAGCACGTAAGGTAGAAAGAATAGTGTTATCTAAGATGAAAGATAAAACAAAGAGTGAAGGTTTTGTAAGTAAAGAGGATATGCCTCAAGGTGGCTATACTGAAACTTTTGATGCTGATAAAATAACATCAAGACAGGCTAAGACTATAATTAACAAAGTTATTCGCAACATGCTATAATTAAATATTGAAAGGTTTATATGCCAAAAATAATGTTTGAGTCAAAAAATAAATTTAATAAGGTTTACGATCACCCAGAGCCAGCATCTAAAAATATACCTGAATGGTGGAAATCATTAGATCCATTTATTAATGATCAAAATCTTAACATGCAACATCTAATGAAGTATGCCCCCAACAGTCATGGAGTACCAAATGTAGGTGTTAAAAAATGTATGCCAGTTTTAGATAGTATATCTGCTGGCTATATAATTAAGTTACATTGTGATATTAAGTTTGAACATATTAACGGAATACAGGAAGCATTCTTTACTTCAGCAACAGTGCCAGTATCAAAATGGACACCTGAACAGTTTAATGGATACGATATACCAGAAGAGTATACAAAACAAGTATATAAGTGGAACTCTAATTGGATTATTAAAACTCCTCCAGGATACTCCTGTTTGTTTGTTCATCCAATTGGATACAACAGTTTACCTTTTAAAAGTTTAACTGGTATTGTTGATACGGACACCCTAGTAACGGATATTAATAATCCATTTATTATTAAAAAGAATTTTAATGGTTTGATAAGTGCAGGAACACCAATAATGCAAGTAATACCTTTTAAAAGAGAAGATTGGACTTCAGAATTAACAGAGGTTTCTGAAGAAGAAATGAGTATTCGTAATGAAGGTTTGTTTAAAAAGATAACTGGTTCTTATAAAAAAAGTTTTAGGTCTAATAAAAATTATAGATAAATATATAATATTTTTATATAGTGTATTTATTAAAATCTTTAAACTTAATCCACCTAGTTAGAGTGAATCTATCCGCATCTATTGGATCTTTTACCCCATGTATAAAATTTTTATTACCTGCCCACATAACAAGTGTATTTGATACTGGCTTAAACTCATATGGTATTTCTGGAAAATATACTTGTCCTCCAGAGTAGTTATCGTTTATATATATGTTGCATGCCAGATATCCATCCCAAGCATCACGCCATCCAACTAACTGTTCATCACCTGACTTCTGTGCCTCTAGACCAGCCTCTAAAACATCTGTATGTGGATCTGAACAAGATCCAATCCTATGAATTACAAATCCAAGTGGATCTGAAGCGGGTCCATCAGTAAATTTCATACCGTATGCTTCCTCAGCAACCTCAATAACTTTTGTATTGTATTGATACATGGCGTATCTAAGTTCTTCAGGCAAAACAAAATCTTCACCATCTTTTAAATGCATACCTTTGTCTTTATTTTCTTTAGCCATATCTTTTAAAAAGTTATTAAATGCTTCAAGCAAGTATGGATCAAGAAAGTTATTGATAGTTTTAATTTTATCTATGCCACTTCCAAAAACATCAACAAAACTATTTGTCATTATACATCATCTCTACCTTTAATTTGATCTTTCTTTACTTTTAGCCAATATGGTGTTCCATTTTCATCAAAATCAGATCCTATTTTTTGCAACAACTCATCATTATTTTTTACATATCTTTTAATATAAGATGCAAAATCTTCATCTGCCACATCTTTGGTTACCCTGTTTTGACGCAAATAATCTTGTATTTCTTCAGGAGTCATGTTTGGCTTATGCCATGCTATCATTTTTTGCCTCTTCTAAATATTTTTTAAATAATTCTAATAGTTTTATTGTATGCCTATCATAATCTAATTCTATGGCAGTATTATTTGCATCAATTGTGTGTATTTTTATAGTCTGCCCTACTTCTAATAATATATTTTTAATATCTTTTTCTAAACTCATTTATTTACACACCAAATTTTAAAATCACCATAGTTGTATGCATCTGGAATAGTTTGATGTTTTTCCCAAAACATGTCATGAGTGTTGTCAGTCAATTCTTCTTTACATTTCTCACATGTAATCATCTTCTGCTCCTGGCAAATCTAGTGGTGTTGGGGCTGTTACAAGTGTACCACAAACAGCACATTCTGCGTCTCCTAAAAAGTATAAATCAATTTCATATGTTTCAGGATCAAACTTTACAGTTAATTTAAGCAGTGTTGATGCACAACTTGGACATTGTGGCGTTGGTATTCCTCTAGCATCCATTATATGTGTGCCCTTTTTGGTTCCGCACCCTCAACAACAACAGTTAATTGTATTAGCCATTCAGCATCTCTTCGAGGCTTATCATATCCATTTTGCATTAAATGTTCTATTACTTCTTTTACTGTACCTCTAACTATATTTTGATCACTTCTGGTCATGTTAAAACATATTGCAATTTTTCTACTTTCACCAATAACTTCACACAAGTGAGTAAGATTTGACATTAGGGTATGATCTCTATCAAAATATATGTTTGTTTTATTATCATAAATTAATTTATAAAATATATCATCTCTAACTTTAAAATCATGTGGCAAAGATCCAATAAAAGTAAAATCCCAAGCATTTAAGCCAGATATGTTTAATGCTGTAACTGGAGCATCTGGTCCAGGAAACGCTGTTACTAAAATACCACGTTTAATTGCACCCTTAACTATATAATCACCTGGATCCATAATCATTGGCATTCCTTGATCAGCAATCATTACCGCATTTAAACCATTTTCAATTTCATTATAGAGCCATTGTAATTTTTCAATTCCTTTATTTTCTTGATCAGAAAATTCATCATAAGGTAATACGGCACCTATAGGAGATAATCTTAATGATTCGCACAATTGTCTAAAACTATCTTCATGTTCACAAATAATATAATCAGCAGTTATAATAGCATCTAAAACTCTAGGTGTAATATCAAAAGCATTTCCAATTTCAGTACCAAGCAAGACTAACCTGCCTTGTTTTTCATGTTTTATAGTAAATCCACAAACAATACATTTTTGATAAGTTAACATATCAAATAAATTATGATGATCGCAATAAGTACTTTGTAATCTAGTTTTCATGAAATCTTCAACCATCCTGTCTGTTTCCCAGGTTCCAGCGTTCATGTCATCATTCATCAGTTTCTCCATAAAATCTCTCTACATCCATTATCTCATACTTTCCCTCTTTAGCATAAAACTCTTCCTCAAGATCTGAGAATTCTGGCATTATTTTTTATTTGCTCTAAATAATATAAGGGAAAACAAAATACCTGTTGAGATACCCATCATGTAATAAAATAAGGTCCATTCGTACGGTTCTTTCATCTGTATCTCCCACATTTTTTACATAGTTTGTGCCAGTATGAGTGTTTTCCTGCGGGGCATCCAGCAAAAGACGGATCATAATGCCACATATATAATACAAAACCCACTATCATAGATATAATTTTTTTCATATATCTAGCATATCATATGTGTAAAGGTTTGTCAAACTCATGCGATATACTGTATTGTATATAATATAGGCTTAGGAGCAAATATGGAAGTACTTTGGTTTTTTGTTGGATTAATTGTAGGACTAGCATTAGATTTTGTTTTAGTTCTACATATGCTTAAACCGTTAAAAAAAGAAATATCTGATTTAAAAAAATAAATTATATCAAGGCGTAAAGTTCGGCGAAAAGTAGAAGTATTATACCTACCTATGCTGCTTTCGCAGCAATAACGGTAAGATTATTCTCTCTGCTGGTATAATTGACAAATGACTGATTTAAAGGTTTGGCTAACAATTCCTACTGGAACAAGAAGAGAATACCTATCAGACATAATAAAATACAGCCAAATACCTCTTAATCAAATTGTTATAGTTCACACTGTTGAGTCATTTCCAATAGAAGGAGTGCACAACGTATGGGACTTAGACCCACCCAATATCCAAAGATGGTGGAACACAGGCATAGATATAGCCAGGGCAAATGGTGGAGAATATATCGCGGTATTAAATGATGACCTTATACTAAAAGATGATCCTATTAATAGAATAGTTAAGGGTATGAAACAAGAAGGTGCAGTATTAGGTTATCCATATCCACATACTGGCAATGGTGCTACTAGGGTAGCGGGATACTGTTGGGTGCTTGATTTATCTTCTGGATTAAGGACAGATGAAACATATAGATGGTACTTTGGAGACGATGATTTGTTGCTTCAAGCAATAGGTTTGGGAAAGGCTGTATATGTTCCAGCAACAGTAGACCATATGTCTGGAGTGGTAGAGACGAATAAAAGCCAATATTTAAAACAGTTAACAATAGCAGATAGAAAATATTTTATAGAGAAGTGGTCTGCAAGGTTTGAGAGAAATAATAAAGGTATAATGATAGAAGATACACCATTAAACCAAATGCTTATAGCATTAAATCTACATAATGGCTCTTCTAAAAAAATGTATAGCAAAAATCAAAAAAAGGAAAATAGTGAACAATAAAGAAGTCTTTGACAATGTCTACAAGAATAACCTTTGGGGTATAGGTAGCGGTCCTGGTTCTGACCCAATATATGCTGGCAAATGGATTGGCTTAGTAAATAGTTTTATTAAAAATAATAATGTTAAATCAGTCTTAGACCTTGGTTGTGGTGACTGGAGAATAGCACAAGAATTTGATTTAGATGGTGTTCAATATACTGGAGTAGATGTTAGTAGTTTTATAGTAGACAAGATTAAGGTATACGAAAAAGAAAACATTAAATTTATTGAGGATGATATTGTATCTATGGACCTTCCAAATGCTGATTTAATCTTAGTTAGAGATGTTTTACAACATATGCCTTTAAAAGATATAGAGATAGTTGTAGACAAAATCTTAGCAAGCAACAGTAAATATGCCATAATTTCAAACCTATTTAATACTAGGAAATGGTACAACATATTATCTGAAGATGATGAAGTCAACATAAATATACAGGCTGGACATGACTGTACTGCCCTAGACCTATCTAAGCATCCCTTTAACTATAGACTAAGATATATGCCTGACATGAAAATCAATGGTTTTAAGCAAAGAGTATATATACATGAAAAGGGTAAGGAACATAAGTAATGGCCCACGGTTCACAGTTTAGGTTTTTTAAAGAAGTAAAAACATTATTCCCCAATCATTTTGTTAACACGTCTGTGGTAGAAATGGGTTCATTAAATATCAATGGCACAGTTCGTGTCTTGTTTGATAACCCCAACAACTATGTTGGTATAGACCTTGGTGAAGGTAAAGATGTGGATGTGGTTTGTAGGGGTGAGGAGTATGATGCCCCAGATGAGTCTTTTGATGTGGCTATTAGTGCTGAATGTTTTGAACATAATCCTCAGTGGGCTGAGACCTTTGAGAACATGCATAGGTTAACCAAGAAAGGTGGTTTGATAACTTTTACTTGTGCTTCTACTGGTAGACCTGAGCATGGTACTTCTAGAACAACAAACTCTGATTCACCGTTTACTGATGATTATTATAGGAACCTTACAGAGGGTCATTTCAGACCGTTGGTTGATAAACTTGGTTTTTATGGTGTTTATTTTGAGTACTATCGTCCTACTCGTGATCTATATTTTTGGGGAATAAAGCGGGGTATATCAAAAGATACTCCACAACCCCTAGTATAACAAACCCTTATAGTAACAAACCTTTGTTTTGGGTAGAGGATTCGAACCTGTATTGTCTGTTTCGGGGACAGATGTCCGACCATTAGACGAACCCAAATCTATGTCAATCATACCACACATATCCCACATACGAGGTTTGGTATACCCTGCCAAAACTAGGAATTAGGGTTTGGTATAGTCTTATTCAAATGATCAATTATCTCTTTGGCTAACTCCAAAGCCTTATCTTTCTTATGCTTACCCATCAAAAAGGGAGCAATAATGTGAGCAATTTCTTCTTCCTGCGACATACTTAATACTATTATACACCAAAAAATGTTGTCTATATCTAGTGTAAAGGGTACTAGATGTAGTGGTTTGGTAGAAAATATATGTTACTGATTATATAACTAGATAGGGTTAAAGTGGAGTGTTGTGGAGGGCTATGGGTTATTGGCGATGCCGCGAGGCCCATCGTAATGTTCTTAGACGCGATCAAAAAAAAATACATACCAAACCTTCATATCCTTATGTCCTGCCAAACCTTTATATCCCCCATATCAGGGCATATTATATACCAGATGTGATGGTTTGTCAATAGAAAAAATTAAAAAAAATTAATAAAAAGAATCAAAAGATAATCAAATGTTTTAAAAAAATAAGAAAACCAGGAGAAAAGGTTTGTTATTTATAATAGGGTTATTATGCTACGTTTTTCTTGGGCCCGCCCGATTTTTTGCGGGGATCGTAATAAGTCGGGGTAAATTTAAAAGACCTTAAACCAATCTTATGGGTAATAACAACAAAGGTATTCCAAACCTTATCTTCTGCTCTCTTTGCATCTCTAGGGTTAAACCTAAAGTATGAATCCCAATGATGTCCCATACATTTATTATACTCCAATGTTAAGATACAAAGGTTTGGGAGACAAAGGTTTGGTATCGTAATAACATTCAGGGGGGAAGGGACTTTGGGGTTCGTAATGTCTTTAAGATATAAAGGTTTGGTCGGGCTTACTTGCTCAAGCGTCTAAACAATATCCATAGCACAGTAACCAGCATACCAAAGTATCCTAGTGTAAACCAGGCAAGGGTTTGATCAAAGTCAAGGTTCATCAGTCATGCCATCCTGGTGGTGGTGGAACTTCATCTTTACCCATTTGTCTCCAGGCACCATAAGTGTATCCTATTAGAAACACTGCCACAGTGTAAACAATACCCATTGCTAAATAGTCTCCCCAATATAACATTACCATTTCCTCCTGTTGATATGCTTACCTTTGTTTGTGTAGTCTAAGATCGTTACCGTCGCGGCAAAGAGAATAAGACATCCTGCTATTACTGCAAGGATTGTGTTTAGTATTGTCATGATGACACCCTACTGAATGCTTCAATAACTTTTAATGCACGATCAAGATGACACTGCTCCACATCAAAATCCCAATACTCCATAGACTGACCATGCACATATCTTTGTACATCCATCCATGCTGTTTCACCATAGAATATTTTTTGTGGTGCTTTCTTACCATACCTGGATTCCTGTACACGAAAGTAAGCATACGGTTCATCGTTAGTACCTAACACAACTATACTGTGTTTACCCTCAGAGTCAGTCTTACTGTATATCTCGTTCCAGGTGTAGTCTTTGATACTTGGTCTCTTAGACATCGTCTTCCTCATTTTCTGTTTGTAGGTCAAACATCTCATCTAAACTTTCGTATTCTTCTTCTGGGTCTAATCCTAATGACTCAACTAATAGTTCAAAGGTTTCTTCAATATAGACTTGTGCTATAGGTGTGCTCTCAACAATCTTTTGTTCAATCATAAAAGCAAGTGGTAGCCCTAAGTCATTGTATTCAAAGAAGTCAGCCATATCTTTATCTGTTTTATATTGTGTCCATAATTCAGATAGTATTGCGTATTTGGTATTATACGGAGTGGTCATCTTCAGGGTTCCAATCTGTTGGGTCTTGTTCGTCTTGTGCGTAGTATTCGTCTAGACTTGTCATCTGTTGTTCCATTACTTCTGTTACATAAGCAAGTCTATCATGTATTTCTATTGGTTGTTGTAGTGCAATATAACTTCCAATCATCTTTAAGTTAAGTCGCATGTCAGATAATAAACTACTCATCTTGGTTGCAACCTTTTCTTCTATCGTTAGTTTTTTCATAGTTGTCCTTTGATTGTATCAGTTTTTGGTTGTGGAGTCAAGTTACCCAGACCTGACCCCACGGATTCAATAATCGCAGGGGAAAAGGTCCCACGATCATTCTCATATAAAACTATCCTATTCCTTAGTCTAGACAAACCACTATATCTAGCATGTCATCATATGGCACCTCAGTGATGAAGTATCCTATTCTATTTACCATGGCCCAACCATTAATGATGATGGTTTGTCCATCCTCACCATCAACTAGTGTCCAGATCTTGTTAGGATTCTCTGCTCCTGCTGCAGCCACGCTTTCATACTCAGCACCGTAGGTTTCAAACATTAGACCTCCAGAGCCATCGTTAAATGAAGCATTCTCATCTAAATGATTCTTAATTGGTTTAAAGTGGTGTTCCCACTCTTCCATAGTAAGAATCACTAATCCATAGTTAGGTGAGTCTGGATTAATATCTGGATCTAGGCAACTACATAGTTCGTTGCCACAGAAGTCACAGCCGTCTAAGAAACTACAGTCATCACATGGTTCTATAATAGTATCACTCACTGCCATCATCCTCAAAGACAACGTCAATGTGACATTCATCTAATGCACCGTCAGAATATTGAACATGGTCTATGTAGTTCATATTCATATATTCTTCTATGGCTGTTTCTAATTCATCTGTGTCATCGAAATCAGTCATATCATTAAATGCTGGATAGATATCTGCAATCTCTTCAGCAGACAAACTTACGTTAGCCCACATATGAAGACTGACCTCAACACTATCTATATACTTAGCCATTCTGTTTCCCTTTCCATTCTTCTAGTTTGGTTTGTGCTCTTTCCCAATTTAATCTGTGCCACTGAATATCATACAGCAAGTTAGACACTTCCACAAGTGCGTCCATTCTTGCACACATGACATCCAATTCTTCTTTAGTCCAAGTAGGCAAATCCATTTGCCATGATAGGTCAGCAAGAAGTATCTTTAATCTACCTGATAGTATTTCATCAGTAGGTATATCGTATTTAAAGAATGCGTGTAACTGTGCAATATCTTTATCTTGTGTTTCTTCTACCATGCTGGTGTCCAACCACTAGGAGGTTCTGGAGTTGTCTTGCCATTGTAAGCGTCTTGCATTGCTTTGTAAGTAGTTTCATTTACTTGAGGTGCGTCTAAGTCAATTGGAATCCAATGACTGTCTACTTCACCCTCTACTACCTTGCAACCCTCTGGTAGTTGTTCATCAACATCCCAATAGGCGTCATATGCTTTTTCTGCTGTTTCTAAATCAGGTGCAGTGATATGGTACCAAGTACCTGATAGTACATCGAACGTTGGCATTAGTAACCTGCCTTACATTCTGAGTTGTGACCAACAGTAAAGTTGCAACCACATACCCAATGATGACAATTACATTTGTCTGACATTTTATTCCTTTTCCATAATCATATAGGCTAGTACTTCTAGACTATTACAATTAACACAATCACAGTTTACTATGTGACCCTCTACGTTGTCAAGCATATTTGTAAGTATTTTTTCAATGGGGGTATCTAGATCAAAATCCATAGTGACCCTCTCTAACATAATAAGAATAAGCCTGAGCAAATCTATTCCATTGTCTCACATTATCACAGTTATTACAATAGAACAAACCTGGAACATCTGAACATTCCCAATTACATTCTTGACATTTTGTCATGTTACTCCTTTTCCTATACCAGTCTAACATTCTGGGAGGGGTTTGTCAACGTTACGTAATCAAATTTACAAATGATATTTTTAGCCGAGGGGGTTCTTTAACTGTTACGTAATGATCTTTTAAAATGATATTTTTATGCTCGGGCGTTTTTCTTTGCGATCCTGAACGGACTTGAACCGTCGACCTCTACCGTGACAGGGTAGCGTTCTAACCAACTGAACTACAGGACCAGGTGGACAGTTTCCTCAGACATGTCCAGGTCAGTTGTCTTTTATTGACAATTTTTAATTATGCAATTTGCATTACATCTTGCACAACTTTTAGCAAACGATTCTTCTCTGCGTTGATAGCAGGGTCAAATCCACTTGCACCAATTAGCATGTTCTCTGTGTTTTCACCACGAGCAGAACGATACCAATCTAGTCTTTCTGTCAGGGCATTGAAAGCACCCCAAGCAGTACCAGCAATCATGTTATTGAACTCGCCAGTGTAAATGTCATTGAGTGAATCTATTTTATTAGTCCACTTAGTAACACTTGCCTTTTTATCCAATTCTGGTTTTGGATAAGCAGTTAGCAAAATATCGTTAAATTGTTTTGCTGTAACTTCTTGAGCAATCATAGCATGAGCCATTGTATCAAATGCGTCCATGTATTTATTTGCAAGACCTAGAGTCTCTCTTGCAATTTGCACTTTACCATTAGCAGTTTGAGTGTGACGAATCTTGAATGATTGTTTGATACCATTCTTTTTACGAATACCACCCAATGCAAGGTTTAGAGTATTAGCACACACAACACGAACAGGTGTTATGCTTGCTTGAATCGCTACTGAACCATCATGGCTTGTGTTGATTAGTAAATATGTTTTTACTTTATCTGCCACGCCATTAGGGTCTAAGATAGTTTCACGCTCTAATGCTAATGAGCCAAATACTACACGACCACCACGAATCGCACCAGCAGTTTCCCAACGTCCACCACCATCAAGAATGTTATCACCAAATGAGAATAAGTCCTCATTTTGTAGTGGAACATATCTTTCACCAACTACGCCTAGCACGTCTGTCTGGGTTTGGTTAGTAGGGTTTGTTCTAACCACATAAGAATAATTCTTATCACAACTTAAGTGATTAGGGATATTCATTTCTTCTAGTCTAACATTCCAGTTATCTAGGTTTGCTGCTTGCAACATTTCTGTTGTGTTTTTTTCTTCTGTGAATACAGTGCCTAGTCCATGCCATGCTGGTTCACGGAATGAAGCGAATGACGCTGTGCCATTTTGTTCTTCTAGTTCATGTGCCATTTATATCTCCTTATTTTGTTTGATTAACTTAACTATACCATTTTGCTCTGACAATGTCAATTAAGGGGGGGTCTGGTGTTTCATCGTAACTAACAGGTTATCCACAGGCTGCTCGGGCGTGAGGGCCAGTTTTAAAACGTAGCCAGGTTTTTTGATATCCCCTATCAAAATGATCGACGGTACCGCTGAATTCTAAGATCCTCGCTGCTTTGGATGAGGGTTGGAACCTAGGTGATTACACAGTTCAAACCAACCCCCACCACATCTAATTAACTAAGCAGTCACTTTAACTGTTAGCAATCTATATTCGTTGAATGGTGTACGAATAGCAACACGAGTTAGGTTAGGACGAAGAGGTGTGATTTTTTCAATCTGTCCAACTACGCCTGCTTTGTTACTAGTGTACCAATCGCCTATCTTGTACATTCTTGCTTTTGGTTTTGTTGCTTTCTTCATTCTTTTCCTTTTGTTGTAGGGGTATTGCATTACCAACTAGACTGATACCTAAGTTCCCAGTCTGCTGGTACATCTTTTAGTATTGACTCAAGTTGGTCAATAGTGTCTTGAATATCTGAAAAATAGTATTCATTATAGTCATAGTTACCAAAGAAGAATCCCTCTTGAACAGGCAATAGGTTTTGAGCCTCTTCTCTATTCATTAAAACTATCTTACAATTATCTAATAATAACCGTAGTTGGTCTCGTGTTACATAGTATTCTTGGCAATCGTCTTTTCCATTTTGTACATGCTTTACGAACCACGCATGAATCTGATTTGCTTTTCTCCAGTAGGCTACCTGCACTTCTAGCGTTGCAAAATCTTTAACATCAAAAGGTAATTCTTGAACTAATTTATTAAATAGTTCAGGTCTAAAATAATCTCTAGACGATAGTTGTCTAGCGTTAATATACATATCTAGTCCCATTTTACTTCCTTTCATTTTAGGGGGTATTAGAGCAGTTTATACCCATGCTCAGGGGTTTGTCAAGAGTGGGGGCTAGGCGATTTGCAAGCCCTGACTCTTGCCTTTGGCTACCATGTATATGGAAATAATATCCATGTGTATGGTTATGCCAAATCTATAAGTATCTACTTACAGATTGGTAGGTAGAGGTTGAAACTACTTCCTCATCTGACATGCTAAGAACACGAATTGCATTTTGTATTTCTGCAAGTCTGTCCTCAAAGCCACCAATATAGTTGCGACCATATCCTTGTGATTGGAAAGGATTTTTTGGTGACTCTGGTTCTGCTGGTAGTTTGTCTTTTGGAACTTCTACTTCAACATCAACTCTGATATTGTCGTCATTGTGCCAAGCATTTCTAACAGAAATAGTCTTTTGCTTATCTTTTACTGAGTCAAGATGAGCATAAGCAATCTGGGCTACTTTGTTTTTCCACTCAGCGTAGTCTGACTCAAACTTAGCGTATGCTAAATCAAAGTTCATTTGTTGGTTTTTCATTTCTTCTACTTTTATTTCTAATGCTTTGATAACCTTAGTTCTGGCTACTTTAACATTTATTGCTTTTGCCATTTTTCTTTTCCTTTGTTTTGTAGGGGGATATTACTAATGAAAGGGGGCAGGGTAGCCCCCAATCAAACTTATTTATTTCTTTGCTGTCCAAGTAGTATATCGTGTTTGACCATTAACATCAAGTTTTACACGGATATTGCCATTTGGTTGTGGAATTAACTCTGTGATAATTCCTTCTGCTTTTGATTTTTGTGTAACGAACTTATCGCCCACCTTAAAATCTGCAACTGCTACTGACATATTTTCTCCTTAATTGTTGTTGTATTTAATACTAACATTTTTATCTGACATTTGCAAGTGATATTTTGATATTTTTTTTGTGATACATCTCACACAGGGGGGGGTTGACAAGCACCTTAATAATGTGATAGGATACGCCTGCGGCTCGGGCAGCCCTTTAGCAGATCACTGAACCAGGAATAAACAAAATAAACACCAGGCAATAAAATAAACTAATTTCATTTTTTAGTTGCACTGAACAAAATATTATTCCTTCCAACTACACATTGACTACATTTTACACATGCACTGCCACCTTTGTCAATAAGAGGAATTTTTTTATTATTTTCTGGACATGGAACACCTTTAGCATTAACTAAGTTAAGTAGTTGTTCCTTACCCATTGCGAATGTATCTGCAAGATATGCTAATTTAATTCCATGCTCAACGGATAATACTTTAGCATTATCTGTATTTTCACTATCTGTAGAATAATATAAACTTAGATTAGGTAAGTCTTTTAGAATTAAAGCAGCAGACTTTACTCTTGTATATACCCAAAATTTTATGTCAGGTTGTTCCTCAATAACTGAACGCCATGCGTGTGTGTATTCCTCATTGAAGAAATCGCCATCCCAGTGAATACGAAATAACATTTCAGCATTACGCTTAACACAATCTTTTTTGAAATCTGCTACCATGTCTGACAATAAATCGAACATAGTTATTCTATCAGCGTCTTTAAGTAATTCCCAATTATGCAATAGGTTAGCCTTGACAGCCTTGTATAATTTTTCTAGTTTTCCTGCATAACATACTTTCTCACATATGGATGTAGCACTAGGGCATGAATAATTTTTTCCTGCAGGTAGACCAAATGTATTTTGAATTAAACTACCATTACCAGCATTATTAACTAGGTTAGTAACTTTTCTATCGTGTGAGCGTTTTAACTTATTCATTTTCTTTTCCTTTGTGTTTATTTTTTCTTGAATACTTTTTTTTATTAGGCATAGGGGTACTAGCACCAGACCTACGCAATTCTTGAATACGCCTAATCTGCTCTTTAGGTTTTTGGAAATAATTGAACATAGAATAAATATATCATATTAGACTGACAGGGTCAAGCAGGGGGGGTAGTGTGTCGTACGTAAAGCCTGTGGATAAGTTGTGGATGGCTCGGGCGTGGATCCTCAGTCGTTGCCAACAAAAACAAATAAATCAAATTTAGTTTCATTATCTGTTTCAATAAAATCTTGTTCACCAAATTCATTTAGTGTTTTTATCTTGTAACCTGTTTCAGTATCTTCTACTGACACAATCGTTAGTAAATCATTTTCTACTTTGATTATGTCATTAGGCATAAGTTGGTCAGGGTATAAAATATCAGCGTGTATGAGTTCCATGCTTTTTATTTTAGCAGACATTTTATAACTCCTTATCATATCTATTAAGATATATAGTTAACACATACAATGCTATACCAATGAGGACTATTTTAAGCATTAGTCGTTCCCCCATTTGGTAGTTGCTAGTTCAATTAGTGTCTGGTTTTCTATATCGTTTAAGAATAGCATTTGCAGGTTGATTAGGAAATTATGTCTGGCTTCCCTGTTATCTGCTAGTTGTGCCCACATTTCATCAGACTCAACAAACTTTCTCAATGTATTAACTATAAAGGTTTTTTCCTCTGCTAGTTCATCTATTAAGTCTTGTGTTATATCTTTATCAAATACTTCATCAACCATTTTATGTATTGGTTTTTTAGGCATTTGTCACCAACTCTTGATACTTGAAACAAACTTCAATCGCTTCTTCTGGTGAATTAACTTTATTTATTTCTTCGCTAAAGGCGTCTTCTAGTTTAGAATTTCCTTTTAGTATTGTATAAGTCTCTGCCATTAGAAATCTTGGGTCAGACATTTGCTTTCTCCTTTTCTAGTTTTGTTAGTGCGTTTAAGTGCATTGTCATCTTACTACAATGCTCTGACAATCGCAATAGTTGTTCTTTTGTGCTTTCAGATAATTCAGCAAAATACGCTGTTTCATCTAAACAACTTTGTGCTACTAGTATTTTGTCTCTTGCTGTTTCTAAGTGTGCTAACCATTGTGGCTTCATTGTTCTCCCTCGCAAGGTGGACACAATACGCTGTTGTCAGGATAAATATGTCCTCCGTCTTCGTCATAGTTTATCTTAGTTTTACAAATATCGCAAGTAGCCATTAGTTAGTTACCCAACCCTCTTGTCTTTTGATATTATGATTATTCAATAAATTTGTTAATTTTTCAATATCAACACCAAAGTCCCACCAAAACCCACACCATTGACAAGAGAAACTATTTACATATTGATGAAAGATAATTTCACCTTTATGATTACACTTAGGGCAATCGTTATCTTCTGAATATGTATTCATTAGTCTGTCACCCAACCCTCTTGTTCTAGTTGTTCTCTTTTAAGTAAGTGAGACTCTGCTAATTTTCTAGCCAAGTCCCATGCACCATCACAACGCCAACTTTTTATCATTTCGCCGTCAAGGATTACACTAGCATAAGAGCCGTCTTTACTTTCCATAGTCCACAAATTAACATCATAGAATTTTTGCATGTCGCCAAATTGTGTTGTCTCTCCTGCCCACCATAGTTGTGTTGAATTAGACACTTTGGTATTCCTTTCTATTTTCTATTTCGCTTATCTTATCATAGTAGGCAGGGTGTTCTTTTCTTGACCAACACACCTCACACACTACTTGAAAGAATTTTTTATCGTTATTACATATTTCGCATTTTGACCAATTAGCCATTTATTTTCTCCTTTTCCAATTCATAGTCTAGTCCACATGACAGACATAGAAACCAATCTTTATCTATATTGCGTGCCACATTATATTCATCACAGAATAAACACTTGATACCTTTCATGCCATAACCTTATCCATAGCACAATCATAGCAAAGGGCATATTTGTTATCATGCACAGGGGTATTCATAGGAATTTCTGTTTCACATCTCCAACATACTAAACTCATTATTTATTCCAACCTCTCATTTTAATTAACTTATCTAATTGTTCAATAGTCACTACTGCTTTTAGTGTACCAAGTAATGCATAGTCAGCCATTATGCTGTCATTGTATTCTGCATTTAATTCGCTATGAATTAAATCTATTTTGTCATACTTATCCATTTATTTATTTCCTTTCATTTCTGAAATCATTGCTAATGTAATTTCTAATCTTACAATATCAGAAGCCTCTGACATTTCTGTAACGGACACGCCGTCATTATCTATATCTACTATTTCTATAAAACCCATTTTTATATCCTAACTTTTATCTTATGCTTTCAGCCTATCACAGGGGTCTGACAAATTGTGGGAGGGGGGGAGGGCGTGTCGTACGTAAATGTACTAAATGTCCGTTTCCCCCCGAGCGTGTCGAGTGGCTTTTTGTCAGTGGTATATGATAAAGTAAAATTAACTACAAACAAAGGAAATAAAAAATGATGACTAGACAACACTTCGAAAAAGTTGCTTCTTTACTAAAAGAATTTAAGGATGAAATTCCTCAAACTACTTTTGAAGAAATCGTTATGGAATTTGGCGATTTATTTTTAGCAGAAAATGAAAGATTCAATGACGCTAAATTTCAAGAGGCTTGTGGAATTACCTGGCCTACATTCGTTAGGTTATAAGATACCCTGCCCCCTGAGAGGGGGGTACTCACTGTCGTACGTAAAAGGTAGGCTATGATCAGCGAGGGCTCGGGCGAATTCACAGGTTATCCACAATGTGTATAACTTTATTAACATATACGGCGTGTTGCTTGTTGATAACCCTAAATTTGTTCATCTTCTGTTCATCTTCCGTTCATCTAAAAGGGTCAAAAATGTCAGACCCCCCTGCTAGAGTTAAAGTATGAAAGAAATTAAGGAGGTACAAATGGATAACAAAGTACCAGCCCATATATGGGAAGCCCTTACTAGACTAGAGGAATCTAGACTAAGTGAGGAAAGTCACACAAAATAAGTGACTAACCTACGGCGTGTCGCCTTGACTTTGTCAGGGTAGCATGATAGGTTTAGAATATAACTAAATAGAGATGTGCAAGGGTATGAGCCTAGCAAATAAACCTCGATAAGAGGGTGAGCCTAGCAAATAAGACCCCCAAGAATTAAATTAAATAAAATCTTGAAAGGATTAAAATATGAATAAAATAAATACTCAAATTGTAGATATAACTTTCCTATGCGTAGGATGTGAAACCTCTGTAACTAAGATGTGTCACACAGACAATCTATGCAAGATGATGTTTCTATGCTTAGATTGTCATCTAACTAGATTAAACGAATTAAAGAAAGGATTATTAGTTAAATGAAATCAATATCCATTACTAGCAAATTAAATGACGGCTTAGATGTGCCGTTCATTTACGAAACGCACTCTATTCAACACGCATTAGAGATTATATTAAACACCATAGAATTAGGTGCTGAGATAAGTGAGGTAGTTATCAAATGAAACTAACACAACGAGGAAAGAACCTACAACTAGTGTTATACACAATAGTATTTACGATACTAGCCATAGGTGTATGGCATAAGTATTTCAACAACAATAATTGTGTAGATAAATACACAGCAGAAGTGTTGTCAAATGTTTTTCTATATGGCGAGGGTATCGAAGTAGATAGAGCAATTACGGCTATATACAATCAAGGTGGGTGGGAAGAATACAACGCAACAGGTGAGGTGTCTGTAGTATTCCCATGTTTAACCAATGAGGGTTTGGTATAGTTTTGGGTGTGTGTAGTCAATTTGTTTTGGTAGTGTGTAGTGGGTGCTCTAAAAAAGTGCTCACTATATTTTGTTAAATTATTTTTTTAGATCGTGCATCATACATCTGAACAAAATATTCAGATTTTAGTAAAAATGGTTTTATAATATATATACACGGCTCTATCAAGGGACATGATCTCTGAGAATCGTAAGCCCCCATCATTTGCTTAAAGCGTGGTGGGGGTTCTAAAAGATAAGGTATACTTGACCTATGATTAATTTTGACGAGACAGTAGCCAAGGCTATCAAAGATGTTCAGACTACAGTTAAAGATGGTACTAGAACCGAAGGATCTATTGATGGGGTTCTTACAAATAAGCCAATAAATCATGTTGATCATAGAGGAAGACTTTTTGAAATTTGGAACGGTACTGAAGACTTTTGGAAAGATCCAGTTGTATACGCATACATGTTTTCTATTGCACATAACACATCAAAAGGTTGGGGACTTCATTTAGAGAAAAAAGATAGATATACTTTGATTAGTGGCGAGTGCATAACAATTTTATATGATCCAAGATTAGATTCTCCAACATATGGAATGATTCAAAAAGTTACATTAACTCCTCAAGGTATAAGACAATTAGTAATTCCAACTGGCGTGTGGCATATGAATGTTAATATTTCTACAGATGAAACATTTTTAATTAATCATCCAACAGAAGTTTATCATCATGAAGCACCAGATAGATATTTGTTAAATTGGAATACTAAAGATATTCCTTTTGATGTTTCTAGTGTGTTTCCTAAAAACTATGCATCCTCTTGTCAATAAAGATGTTCTGGTTATAGTACCAACTCATTCTAGAGATCATACTTTTAGTTATACTATAGATAGTATATTAAATCAGTCATATAAAAATTTTAACTTAGCAATTGTAGGCGATGGTGTTACTGAGGAATATAAAAAAATTATTCAGAAAATAGTTGATTCAGATGATAGAGTTTTTTTCTATGATAATAAGAAGACTAAACTTACTGGTAAAACTGGCGAGGTACATAGAAATAAGCCAATAGAAGATTTTAACCCTAAGTATATAACGTATTGTGGGGATGATGATTTGTTAATTCATAATCATATAGAAAAGATGCTTGAGGAGATACAGGGGTATGATTTTGTTAATCCTGTTCCATATATGGTTAAGCAAAAAGATACTAAAGCAGAGTATCTTGGTAGATTTTTAGATAATAAGGTTGATGCAATTTATTTTAAGGCTTATAATTTTGTATCACTTACTGGAGTTATGCATACTAAAAAAATATTTGATAGGGTGGGTGGTTGGACTGCTGCTCCTAATGCATTGGGTACTGATCATAACATGTGGCTTAAGTTTGTAAAGGTAAAAGATTTTAAGGCAAAGGGTTCAAGGTTTTCTACTACTATTAAGATTAATCGTTCTGGTATTAAGAAACAATATAAAATAACGTTAGATGATGAGTTAGAGTTTATTAAAGAATGGTCTGAGGCTATTAAGGTTGAAGGTTTTGTAGAAAAGTGGAACGCGTATATGGATCAGGTTATAGTTAACAAAAAGGCTAACCCAACAGTTTACGACATAAAGCAATAAAGGTGTATACTATAGTCATGGCTGATTATTTATATAATGAGTTTTTTGAGACTGTTAGTTGTGATTGTTGTGTGTACGATACTGACTGTGTTGGTCAACTTAAATTATGGGAAGATAATCAAGAAAGACCAAATTAAACTTTTATTGACAACCGTCTACTTCGTATTGTTTCTTTAAAGTTTTTTCAAACAAAGGTTTGTATCTTTCATTCATAAAATGACCACATAAATTTTCTTGGGTATCGAACCATTTTTGATCAAGTGGATTCTTTTCATCATTAACTCTTTGAGAAGACACTAAGAATATATCATAATAGTCTTCATCTTTAAAGTTTGAATCTGGTCTAAAGTGTACGTGATGAGATCCTGAGAACCATACAGCATCATTAGCGTTAGTCTTATATAATGTATCTTCTACATAAAAATCCCAATCAACTGTTTTATTTAATTGAATTGTGTTTGTCACATGCATTCTATCGTGATGTTTGTCGCAATGTGGCATAAGGCTAGGCATTCCAGCATCTTTGGTATATCTAGCAAAAAATACTCCTGGGTTATGAACTGGTTCTCCCATTAGTGTTTCCATTCTAGATTTAATCTTATCTTTAACAGATTGAGGATAAACAACTTTTCCTTCATCATCTTCATTTAAAATATAAAATCCGTTATTAGAAATCTTAAGAAAGAAAGCCCACTTGTCTCCTGCTTCGTCTAATCCTCTTTGCATGGTTTTTACAACAACGTCATAAATTGCACCATATTCTTCGGCAGTAAAAAAGTTTTCTTCTACAAAATGATCAGGTTTGGCAGGCTCAATGTGATGTGCCTTCCATTTAGGATCTAAAGGACCTACTTCTAGTTTCATATTTTTCCTATCTCCTTAATCATTATATCCCATCTTTTTATTATAAGTTTCAACATCATATAGTCTTTCCCATTCAAGACACCATTTGCCAGTTATTTTATCCATATGTTCTTTATGTTCTTCACTTAAAGTCAAATCGTTGTCTGTATCTTCATAAAATTGACATACCATAATGTCATAATAATCATCATCTTTAAATTCTATATCTGGTCTCCAATGAATCTGATGAGATCCTGAAAACAACACTGCGTCATTTCTGCGGGGTATAAAACCATTTCCTTCAACAAACAACTCCCAATCTAAAGTATTATCTAAAACTACACCAAGAGAAAACGTAGCATTGGGTAAAGCCCTATCATAATGTGGCATAAGTAAAGGTTTGTGACCTGTCTTAAGTGAGTATCTAGCATAGTGTGCTTCTATCTTAGATACTTTAACATCTAGTTTTTTTTCTATAATTGATTTTAAAACTGATTGTAAATCTTCTTCAAGTTCAATCCAATAAGCAGCATATCCTAATTCTGGAACTATTGTATAATCATTTTTTGATTTTTGAAAAGTGTCATACAAATCTTTAAACTCATCATCACTAAATACGTTTCCAATTATTTCAGATTGAAGGTTTTCATACTTGGTTAGACTCATTTTTTCTCTGACAATCTGGACTCATATTGCCTCCACCAATCTGTACTTTTTTCTGATCTATTTGAAACCATTTCATCCCAATATTTTTCTGTTAACTCCACTGGATCTTTATCTAAAAATTGACAAAGAAAAATATCGTAATAGTCATCTGGATTAAATTCTATTTTTGGTCTCCAGTGTAAGTGGTGTGTTCCTGAAAACAAGAATGCTTGATTTGATTTAACTTCAAACTCTTCATCTTCAGCAATGATATTCCAATCAAGTGTAGTGTCTAAAATAATAGTTAACGTAATAGATCCAGCATCAATCATAGTGTCAAAATGTGGTTTTAAAACTGGCGGGTATCCAGTTTTCCATGTATACCTATTATAAACAAACATATGCTTACGTGGATCACTATTTAACGGATATATCTCATTAATCTTATCCAGCATTATCTGGTTATAAGGTTCTTCAATATGAACGTTTCTAGAAAAGTATCCCATTGGCTCATTGCATTCATCTTTGCCAAAGTTATTTTTTTCTATAAGTTCGTACAAACCTTTGTATTCTGATTCGCTAAAAAAATTTGGTATTACTTGTGGTTTTAAATCAAAATAAGGTTTGTCTTTTTCTGGCCATTTCATTTAAGAAATAACACCATGTTCTTTTAATGTGTCATATAACAAACCATTCATGAAGTTTAGTTGCTCTGAACCTTGTTCAATAAATTGTTCCATTTCTTGGCTAGAAATAGCACCAGTGTTAACTAGTTCTCTGTTATATGCATTTACAGTTTCACACATTAGTTTGACTGCTTCATCTCTGTACATATATACCCTTTCTCGGTCTTCATACCATTATAGCCTATACTATAGAAAATAACCATAGGTTGACATAAGGGCATGTGTCATGCAGAAATTGTCAATGCTAGGGTTTGTTACTTCTATTTGTCGGGCGATCGAACTACCGTTCAAAAAAATGTAAAACTCTGTTATAATTTTAGTACAATGGACTTAAAAATGGCTGCCGAAATTATCGTGAGTATTATATCCATAATCGGATCTATCGCTTTAGGTGTTAGATGGTTAGTAAAACATTACCTCAGCGAACTTCGTCCGAACTCAGGATCATCCATGAAAGATCAAGTAAACCGCTTAGAACAAAAGGTAGAAATCATCTATGACATCTTATTGTCGAACTCTAAAAAACCTTCTAAGCCTAAAAAATAATTTCGACCTATATATAATATATCTTTATATATAATATATATAAGATATCTAAGGTATTAGGATATTCTTTTTTTCTTTATATATATTAATTATACACATTGTTTTCCTGGTCTAATATAATTTCCCTCACAAACCTTAAAAACCAATTATAACGATTTGGTGAATTCTTTATTAACAACTTATCCACAAACCTTCTATATACCTGGCATGATATAATTTTATATCTAACACCTGAGTAAATCTCGATACC